CCCCAAGAAGCAGAACAGCGGCTTTGGGATTTAATGAAAAGAAACATTGAAGCCTGCTACAAGTTGGTAGATAGGGTAGGGACATTAGATGAAAATCTTAGAATGGTACGACTCAGCAGCGATATACTTCCTGTATACACTGAGCCTAGTTGGAAGTGGTTTTGGCGGCAGCCCGATGTCAGAGCCTTTGCAGAAAGAGAGTTTGCCCGAGTCGGTGATTTGGCTAGGAAGAGTGATGTTAGGCTCAGCTTTCATCCTGGGCAGTTTTGCGTGTTGGCGTCTGATAACCCTGACATTGTAGAACGATCAATAGAAGAATTTGAATATCACGTAGACATGGCTCGATGGATGGGCTATGGCAAAACATTTCAAGACTACAAGATCAATGTACACATCGCAGGACGCCAAGGTCCACCTGGTGTTAGAGCAGCATTGAGCCGCATGACTCCTGAAGCAAGAAACTGTTTGACAATTGAAAACGACGAAATGACCTGGGGCATTGACTCCAGCATAGAATTGGTAAATGACTGTGCCTTAGTGCTTGACATTCATCACCATTGGGTAAAAACTGGAGAATACATTGAAGCTACTGATGACCGTGTTAAAAGGATTGGCGATAGCTGGCGTGGTGTTAGGCCTGTTATACATTATAGTGTATCACGGGAAGACTGTCTTATTGACCATCCCGGACACATCCGTCCCGATCTTCCGTCCCTCTTAGAGCAAGGTTACAAAAAAGCCAAACTTCGAGCACACAGTGGATTTTATTGGAACACTGCGGTAAATGATTGGGCCTTGACATTCTTAGAATCGTTTGACATGATGTGCGAGTCAAAAGCGAAAAATCTCGCAAGTTTTGCACTTCATCAACGAGCACTAGAAAAGGGATTAGTGGGTAATTGATTCTGGTACAATTTGCTCCTTGGAGTGATCCACACCTAATAGACTACTTTGTTGATCGTGTGATGACGCCTGTGCGTGAAAACGGATCGTGGGATTACAGTGATTTTCAAGATGGTGATCCTGTAGAACTGCGCAAGAAGTTTTACACTATTGCTAAAGAATTAGGATATCCTATGGAAATAGGCAAGGATGCCCGTGCTACACTTTACCTTTGGATGGACGAAACTATATTAGAACAAGAAGTTAAAAGCCATAAAAAAAGCCCTTAACGGGCTTTTCTTTTATTTAGACTTTTTAGTAATTTTTTTAGCAGGAGCTTTTTTAACTGCTGCTTTTTTAACTGCGGGCTTTTTAGCCGCTGGTTTTTTCTTAGCTGCTGTTTTAGCCTTAGGTTTAGAAACTGTTACAGTTTCGATTGCTGGTGTGCTAATACCAAAAAGTTTTTTTAAAAATAAAATCATTTTGTTTCTCCTTGTGATATTATTTACATCATGTTAAAATAGTTAAATACAAATATGACTTTAGACTTTATTAAATGGACCACTAATCAACCTGTGCTTACTGAAGCAAAAGAAGAGGGTAAATTAGTGCAAGAAAAACTAAAATACGCTAAAGGCGATTTAGATCCCTGCGTCTCTGAAGATACTATCAACTATCATTACGGAAAATTAGCCCGTGCTTATGTAGATAGATATAATGCAGGAGAAGGTGATCCAGACTTTAATGCAGCAGGTGCACAATTACATAATATATTATTTGCACAATATCAAATTCCAAAATCATCAAATCAGCCCGTAGGAATTTCTAGTGAATTCATAAGCGAGCATTTCGGTGATTTCGATAAGTTTAAAGAAGAATTCCTAAAAGTAGCAATGGGAATACAAGGTAGTGGATGGGCCTATCTTGCTAAAAATGGTAGTATCAAAACTATCAAAAACCATCAAACAAGGAGCGATATAGTCTTACTGATCGATTGGTGGGAACATGCCTGGGCATTAGATTATCAAAGTGCCAAAGACAAATACCTAGAAAATCAATGGAAGATTATAGATTGGTCAGTAATCAATGACCGTTTACATGGAGGATAATTTATGTTATCAACAATTTTATTAGTTTTAGTAGGTTTATTAATTGGCTGGAATACCACACAACCAGCGGTAGTAGCAAATCTTGTTGCTAAAGCAAAAGATCTACTAGGAAAGAAATAATATGGCATATTCAGAAAAGGTACTAGATCATTATGAGAATCCTCGCAATGTAGGTAGTTTTTCTAAAGAAGAACCAAACGTCGGCACAGGTATGGTGGGAGCACCTGCCTGTGGTGATGTTATGAAACTACAGATTAAAGTTGATGACACTGGAGTTATTACTGATGCGAAGTTTAAAACTTATGGTTGCGGTAGTGCTATTGCCAGTTCTAGTCTTGTCACAGAGTGGCTCAAGGGCAAGACACTTGACCAAGCAACTGCAATTAAAAACTCAGATATCGCTGAAGAACTCTCGTTACCGCCCGTCAAAATACATTGCTCGGTGCTTGCAGAAGATGCGATTAAAGCAGCGATAAAAGATTATCAAACCAAACATGATCTCGTTAACTGAACTAGCTGCAGAAAAAGTTAAAACCCAGCTAGAGCATAGGGGAAAAGGACTAGGTATCCGTGTAGCCGTTAAAACTACTGGATGCTCTGGACTTTCTTACGTTATGGAATATGTAGATGTCCCCTTGCCAGAAGACACGAGCTTTGTTAGCCGCAGTATACACGTATTTGTAGATCCTAAAAGTCTAGTTTATGTAGATGGAGTTGAAATGGATTGGGTTCGCAATGGACTTAATGAAGGGTTTGATTTTAAAAACCCTAATGAAAAAGCTCGCTGTGGTTGCGGCGAGAGCTTTACAGTTTAATATCTACCTACTGGTAAATCTGTACTAGCAGGCATATCCCATATTTTCTTCTGTTCAACACCTTTACGTTGAGCAAATCTCTTAGGATCACACTCGCTGCATACATGGAAGTAGTTGTTACTTAAACGTTTAGCATCCATGTGTTTCAAATCTCTATTAAATTCTTTATCACAATTATCACATCGTAAGACAGCTACGGTCTTATAGCGATAGTATTCATGTGATGTACCTAGCTTGCTGACCCTTGTATAAGCGTTTTTTGTACGATGTTTTCTTAAGAACATATACGTATTTACATTCGGCTTACAAAATATTCGGATAAATATTTTAGCAATCATTTATCGTAGGGTATACCATGGCACGTAAAATTATAGATATCGGTACAGTAGGTAATGATGGTACCGGGGACAGTATTCGAGACTCGTTCCGCAAGGTCAACGACAATTTCAGAGAGTTATACAGTTCATTAGGGCTAGGAGAAGGATTAACTTTCGTTGGTTTATCCGACGTATCTCCAAATACCTATATAGGACAAAATGATCCAGATACAGGATCTACTCCGCTAGTCACAGTTAACAATACAGAATCAGGATTAACATTTAAAAGATTAGTTCCTGGTGTGGGTATTGGTATTGATTTCACAGCCAACGGTGGTAGTGAAATTGTAATTAATTCCGAATTCTCAGAAATTTCAGCAGATACAAGTCCGCAACTAGGCGGCAATCTATCAGCCAAATCAGGTACTAATCAATATCGCATCAGAGATTTAGTTATTCCGATAACCGACGATGAAGCTGCTAACAAAGATTACGTTGATACAAAATTATCAAGAGCTGGTGTTGATGCTATCGACCCTGCCACAGGATTTGTCACAACATCATTAGGCCGCATGAGCGGTCCTTTATTACTTTCTCGAGATCCAGAACCAGAAGACGATGAACTATACGACGGGCTGGTTGCTGCTACTAAACGATATGTTGATAACTCAGCTTTTGGTTCCGTAGCCAATTTATATGTTGCTACGTCAGGTCAAGACGAAAGAACCGGCGTTAGCAAAGAGTTCCAAGGTCGTGCATTAGCCTACGCTTATCTTACAATTGAAGCAGCATTAAAACGCGCAGAAGAATTATTATTAGAATCACGTGTAGAACTAGGTCCTTACAAAAAACGCCTAACCTACGGTAACGGAGTCTTTCCTTGTACATTAGATAAGATCGATACATCGCCCACATCTGGCAGTTTATTCGACGGTACTGTTGAAATGAGTGTCGATACAGCTACTCTAAATGGTATCGGTACTAATTATTTCCCTGGCGACATTTTAACTATTTCTGGTGGTACTATTCCATTGGGTGGCGAAGCATGTCGAATTGAAGTTTTAACAACCCTTACAACTCCAGGAGCTATTTCTACATTTAGAATAGTTTCTTCTGGGGTGTACGGAGATCCAACTTTACCAGGTCCTATAGGAGTAGTAACTACTATATCAACCTCAGCAGCACCAGCTTTGATCGGTGCTATTGGTACTGGGGCTACGTTTGATGTTACTTACAAAGTAAACAGTGTTAATATTACTAACCAAGGGTCTGGATACAGTTTAGTATCAGTACGTATCGAAGGCGGTGGTGGTGCAGGTGCGTTTGGTACTGCTGAAGTTATTGGTGGAAAAGTAGTTGGTATAACAATCACCGACCAAGGTAGTGGCTTTACTAGTATTCCTACACTATCTGTTGACCTACCTCGATTCTTTGTATTCACAAATAACCAAAGAACGGATTTCACAGGTGATGTTTTAAGTGGAACTCCTGAATCATTCCGTGGCAGAGATATCCGAGAAGGATTATATTTACGTGGTGAAACATCAGGTGCATTGGCACAGATACTAGCACACAGTGGTGAACTTTCTACAGGTGCTGGATCATATCCAGTAGGTACGGCCGGTAGTGAAATATTTGATGTTGATATACAATACGGTACATTTATTGAAGGTGAAGAACTTTCCTACGGTGATGTCACAACACTGACACAAATTTCTGTATTGATTGAAACTGGTATTTACGAAGAAAACTATCCGTTGAAGGTTCCGCGAAACGTTGCTATTATTGGTGACGAATTTAGACGTGTAATTATTAAACCACGTACAGGCACCAGTTCAAGTCCTTGGGCATTTAAAAAATTCCGTAGAGATTTAAATATTGACGGACTAACAATCGCTGAAAACTTATATGCCTATCATTATCTAGAAAATACTGAAAGCCCAGTTTATCCCCCTATTAAAAACAAAGGTAACTATGATGCTGCGGCAGCATTGATAGAGTTGAATCGTTCATTCATGCAAGAAGAAGTTATTGCCTGGATGGACTATCAGATTCTTAACAACATCGCTCCATTCACTACTACTTTTCCTTATGATAAATCATTATGTAAACGTGATGTAGGATTATTAGTTAATTCTTTCATATTCGATTTGAAATATGGAGGATATGATAGAACTATCTCAGCAGCTTTAAAATATTACCAAAGTCCTAGTGCTCTAGTAGCTATCACTGCACAATTATCAGCATATGAAGCTGTATTAGGTTATCTAGAAAGCCTAATGCTAAAGATTATTGATAATACAGAAATTGTTCCAGTGTATCAAGATCTATTTTCTCAGATCATCGATCGAGCATTCACATCAGAAACTGAACCTATAACATGTACTATCAGTTACAGTACTCCTGCTGATATCGTTACTTTAGATTCTGTAACGTTAACTCCTATAGCACATGGATTACTAGAAGATGACCCTGTAGAATTTTCTTCAACCGGCTCGTTACCAGATGGTATAGTAGATGGACTTAGATATTATGTAATCGGTTCAGGATTAACATCTACATCATTTAGAGTTAGTACAGCCGAAGGCGGTACTGCTGCATTTACTACATCGGCAGGATCTGGAACACACACAGTAAACACTGGTGCTAGCAGTGTTATTACATCATTATTAAAAGCATTTTTTGATGTGATTGACGGGTCAGGATCAGTTAACTATCCTAAAGATAATGATAAAATGGATGTGTTCTTGGCCAATGACGCAAACATTGTCCGTGCTGTAACCTGTCAAGGTCATGGTGGATTTATGATGGTTCTAGACCCGACTGGTCAGATCCTTGCCAAATCACCATATGCTCAAGAGTGTGCTAGCTTTTCTAAATCAATTGATGCTCAAACATTCGCAGGTGGTATGTTCGTTGATGGTTTCTCAGGAAACTTACAATTTACTCACACAGCCAGCGCATCAACCACAAGGATTAGTATTGCTAGTCTAGAGAGACTACCTAATCTACCAGCTTCATTTATTGTTGATGACACTGTTCATAGAATTAACTATGTTCGAGATTTTACATATAACAAAGCAGGATCTACAGCTACTTTAGTCTTAGATGAAACAACTCCATTTGTTAGAACTCCTGGATCGCAGATCTCTACTATTAGTATAGGATCACCGGCTATCATTACCAAAGCGGATCATAGATTACAAGATGGCGCTATTGTTAAGTTCTCAACCACTGGAAC